AAAACCGCCGATCATCAAGGCACTGTTTCCGCTCATCGCGAACGGCCTGCTGGATGCGATCAAAGCGCAAGAGCGCCTCGGCGTGTATTTTCTGGAATCTTTCGTCATTAGTCGGGCGTGCCATGGCTTACCACCTATGTACAACAGGGATCGGCTCGGCGTTATTGTATTTCGGCTTTGCCTTGGCCCGTATGTCGTCTTCTAGGGCATATCGCGTTGCATCAATCGAATGATTGTTTTTATCGGGGAAGCGGCTAATTACTTCTCCAGAGCGGTTCATCTCTAAAGAATAATTCACAAACTCTTTTGCCGCAAGTGGGCAACTAATGGGGTCAATGATAATACGTTCTAACTCTTGAAGCCACTTTATCCCATGTTCGATACTGCCTTGAGGCTTTTCGGCTTTCATGATTTTGAACCCATGATCTATCCGCAACTCGTCTATGCTTTTAGGCTCGGCGCAATCGCCGCGAGTTAGAATGCGTTTATGGTCAAGGGTCGCTCGCTCAGAAAAAGCGCGGTTCAATAATCCAATCCCGGCTATTTCCTCGAAAATATAAAGTCGCCGCTTCTTGACATCCAGATACATACGCTCAAAGGCGAGCGGGTCTTGTGCGTATCCAAAGTCTAGCCCTTGCCTAAACTCTCCGAATGATAGCTTTTCATCTTCGGTAATCGTCCGCACTTCGACATTGTTAAATACTTCAAGCCCCGTCCCGACTTCTTCCCCGAGATATTCATGTCGATACGCAAGATCGTTTGTCTGTTTCAAGTGTTCGGCATCGCCTATAAATCGCTCGCCTAGCCATTCTTTAGGAACTGTCAAATAGTCAGAAGTATGGACAATGCGGCCGGGCTTCGGTATTTTTACTTCTTGGTTAACCCATGATCGAGCCGAACGTGGAGGGTTGAAAGAGAATAGCGCTATGCGCTCCTCGTCCCCACCCCGGAATACCGATTGAAGTATCGATCGGACTTCCTCCATGCTGCCGTACTGGTCAATCTCCTCGCCCCAAAAATACTTTATGTATCCGCGCCCGAGATTGATTGACTTTGCCTTAAGCGGATTATCTATCCCGCGAAATAATATTTTCTGCCCGGTTTGTATGTTTACCGCCTGCATAGGCGAAAGCATAAATCGCCATAAATGGTCAATGTGCAACTTTGAGGCCGACCATAGAAGCTGACCGTAGACCGTATCCCGAAGTTCATTGTCATATCGACGAGAGACAAAAGCATGCGCGTTTTCATCTTGGGAAAGCCCGAGCAATATCTCAACTGAAAAAAACGTTGACTTTGTAGAGCCGCGGCCACCCTTTGCCCATACTTCGCTTGGTTTATCTGTTTTTATCTGACGGTGCAACTCATGAAAAGCGGGCGCGACGACATCCGATAGCCGGACCGCATCATTTGAGATCGTCAATTATTTGAACCCCAATACTTCCGGAATGCTCAAGCTCCGACTTGTCCGTCCAGTCCTTGCGGAACCGACAAGACACGTTTTTGTTCCAAAGACGATCATTAAACTTGCGAGTAGTGCTTATTTTGTTTTCGCTATCATATTCTGAAGTGTCATATAGATTTTCGCGGCCCTGACGCTCCCACCAAGCCTGAGAGATTGCCTTCCCGCGTGATAATGCGTCGGAAAACTCCGGGTAAAGCTTTGCATATTCGTACAAGGAGTCCTTGCATACCCCTAAACTAATCGCAACCTCTAGGACACTTTGTCCTTCGCTAAACATGTTGGGGATAGTTTCTACCCATTCGGGGTTGTATTTGGTTGGCTGTCCGCCTGGATGTTTCTTGGGAACAGTTGTATCAGCCGGAGCCTTTTCTGATTGGCTTTGTTTCTTTGGCCGGCCTACGGTCCTTTTCTCAACCATGCACATACATTACCACGCATATAAGTATTTGACTAGGCCGCAGTCCCCTTGGATAGTATCTGCTGGATTCTCTGAAAAGAAACTCCGTATAGCTTCGCGAGCTTGCGGATACTGAGCCCGTGCTCGTGCTTCTTGTGGATCGCCTTGTCGCGCTTTCGGCATAGATTGTGAGTCATTGCGCCCTCCTCATGAGTAGCCCGCGAGACGCTACGCCGTGCTCGTTATAATTGCACCTCGCCTTGAGCGCAATCGCTGTCGGGTCTATTGGCTTGCGTCTGCGCCTATATGATGCTGTTTCAGCTTCGTCGTCTTGCAGAGGACTGCGACGAGTAGAGGGGTCAAGGGTTATACTATGCCCGTGATACGTGAACGCCAGGCCATGAGCCTGTGCCGCTTTGCTAAAAGCCGCCTCGGTTGCTCCAATAGTCTCGGCCATCTTTCGCATGGTGTCTTTGCGGATACCGTCTACGGTTCCGCCGCGCGGGGCTCCTTGCTTCATGGCCTGTCCTCGGGCTTGCGCCAGTGAAGCGGGCCGGATCGCTCAGGGATTGCGGGAAGATTGGCTAAGTATTCGCGCGCTTTTTCTTTATTCTCCAAGCGATGCATCTCCATACACACTTTTTGTATATCGATTTTAGGCGGTCTATCTTGGCTTAATAGCGCTTGATTCGCCATATCCTGCGTGCAAGTATTAATTCTCGCCTGGTTTAGATATCCAAACATAAAGCCGTCGCTTCCTTGCGCCCGTATATCGTTCAAACTAAGGCCAAATACTTTACCCAGGACGTCAAGCCCTAGCTTTGGAACTTCGCATAATGCATTACACATCCCGCGCCTCCTCAAAAAGCCTATCAATGCGGGCTATCGTTTTCTTCATAGCCCACATGCCGACAGAGAATCCCCCGCAAAATCCTATAAGTGTGGAGATTAATGATCCAACCACAACAGCCATTGTTTCGCTCATAACTTCCCCTTTGCTTTATTCTTTGCCTCTGCCGCTTCCCGCTCGGCCCTATGTTTCGCCTCTCGCTTATACGCTGCCTCGCTCTTCGCGGGAGTCTTGGCTGATCCGCCCTTGCGGCCTATGCGGGATAGGTAGTTGCGGGCGTCGTCGCTTATCTCGTCCATATCCCCTCCTTGACCGGCGCCCTTAGCGCCCGCGTCTAGCTCCTTATGCAACGTAGTATTCATGAGCCCAGAAGCAAACGATAGAAAGTCCATGCTTTTCAGCGTATCTTGTGGCCGCTCCGCGCGTAGCAAACTTAACCGATTCTTTAATCTCGCCGTCGATCTTCAAAAGCACCTTGCTCATATCGTCCTCCGTTACTCGTGATTATCGCCGGGCGGTGGTGGGCCGCCCTGCCCCTACTGGGGAGCGATTACAGCTCGACGATGGTCCCACGCTCGCCGAGGTTGCGCTTGCACCAGCGCTCGGCGCGATCATGCGCGGTTCTATAATCCGTCGGGCGGCTCTTGTAGACAATCTCGCCAGTCATCCGATCCTTGACGCCGATCTGTACCTTGTTCATGTCGTCCTCCTAGTATCCGTACTTCTGCGCATGCTCGACGCGATCGTGGGCATCGCAATAGGCCTTGAGCTCCTTATCCTTCGCGCTCATCTCGGGGACGATGCCGTCATCGATTACTTTGTAGGACGCCCAGCCGCGCGACTTGCCGAGGTAGGCGAAAAGCTTATCGTTCATCCCGCCGCTGACCGTCTCAATTGTCCCGTCCACCTTGGTAATCTCAACCTTGCTCATATCGTCCTCCCGTATCTGATCTATCTATACTATACCGCAAGCGGCTTGTGCTGTCAACCTAAAAAGCAATAATCCGCAATAAAAAAGCAAATAATCTTAATCCGTAGCAATAAGCACTATACAGACTACTTAACATGACGCTTTAGGCTTTTTAGAGATTTTGGACTTCTTTCGCTTCTCTTCGCGGATAGCCTTACGCCCCGCGCAGAGCAAAAGCGATAGTCCCTGGTCCGCGACAGTAGCCCGCTCGACATGGCCGTCTATCTCGATAGCCCGCACGGCGAGGTAGTCCTCTATGCGGTCAACCATGACGCGGGTAATGTCTAGCGTTATTGTCATAACAGAAGCTCCTGGGGTTTTGGTTGCGGCTTCTCATCATCAAAAAGGCGCGGCTGCTTATATGCGTCGGCTATGCGGCGGCAAGCGATGTCAAAGTAGCGGGGCTCGATCTCGATGCCGATGAACTTTCGGCCGAGATTCGCACAGGCTACGCCAGTTGTGCCGGAGCCCATGAATGGGTCGAGGATAACATCGCCAGGATCGGAGACGCGCTCGATGCACCACTGCATGAGCGGGAGTGGTTTTTGATTCGGGTGCTTTCTGTCGCGCTCATCGGACTTCATCGATAAATCGCGGAAGCAGTAGACGCCGCATCCGCCCTTTTGATAGCCGATTTCGGCATCAGAAAGAAAGGTCCCGTATGCTTCGTCATTACGCTTTATCCATACGAGCGTAGTCCCTACAGGCAGGCGCGAGGCGTAATGATTCGCGCCCCACATAATAACGCGATCAAATTGCAGTAAAGGCGCGGGATCAAATGGGCGATCATCGCCCTCGATCATTTCACGAAAACGCCCGCCACCCTGCCCGCGCCTCGCTGGGTCGGATCCGCCCGAGAATCGGCTCGAGTCGACATCGTTTCCCATCCCATACGGCGGGTCAGTAACCACCGCGTCAACCTTGCCGAGCGTCGGCAGGATTTCTAGGCAGTCGCCAAGTATCAGCCGGGCATCCCCTATGATTTCTTCCCTCATTTTGCTCCTCTTACCGCCGCTCGGAGGCTTTCGCGCTCGGCTAGCGCCGTAGGTATGTAACTACGCGGCACGTTGTCCGCAAGCCATGTACACGCGCGATCTGCGGCCACGTCGAATATTAAGGCCTCGCGCTCTTCTATCGCCTTGACCCCCCGT